ATACATGATGAATCCTATGGCAGCCACTCTGTAATATCCAATAGTTTGCCCATTTTACATTTCGCACCTTACCGCCTTTATGGAACCAGTATACAAAAAAGAAGTTACCATCAAGGATGTTTAATAACATTGGTAAAGCTATAAAGTATAGACAGAAAGCTGGGTATATCGCTAATGATACCAATAACATAGTGAATGCTATTAGATAATAATACTTATCAAAAATACTATTATCTATTCTAGCATAAGACTTATCGATCTTACTTTGTATTTCAGGAGTTATAAATTTATCTTTTTTACTTGATGTTAATGACCATAAGCCAAGGGTAAGCATTAATGGATTGTGATCATTTGGAGAATGTGGATCGCCTTCTTTATCACATAAAGCGTGATGCAATATATGATATTTGCAGAAGTAAGATGGTCGACCTATTCCGCATAAGTTCCAAAAGAATAGAATGATTGGTCTGGCAAACTTTGGAAGTTTATCTTCACCAATAGAGTGGCATGCCCATAGATGAACGCCTCCTCCTCCAATGATTTGATATATTTTAAGAAGTATTACAGAAAGTACAATGAACCACGATGCATAATTATAAAGTAAGAATGCATTTAATACAAATAAAGATACTAAAAGTGTCGTTTGTAAAATAGGATCATAAGTTTTAATGTTCATAATATAATAATTATACTACTCAGTAACTAATGCGCAAATAGTATTGTCTTCCATTGTTAATGTTGCTGATTTATTTTCATATACTACAGCATGCTGTGTACTTTTTAAAGTTTTACCGTTTACATCTACTGGGCCAGTTAAACATACAATAGTAATTTTAGACTTAGTTGCATTAATATCAACAGTTTGTTTATCTTTTAAGATTTCAATATTTAAATTTCTACTAGTAGGAACTGGATTAAATGTTACCATTGCAGCACCAGAAGATTGTGTTTTTGCTAAAACATATTTTCCACGGGTATGACTAATATCGTATAACACTCCTTCTTGCGCTGGCGGTAATTGTGATTCTTCTGTAAAGACCTCAGTGTCTGATATTGCAACATCTAAAGTTCCTTCAATAAGATATAATGCAGAATGATAATAACCATTGTTATCATTAAAATATGTTGTAGTTTCATTAGGACCTTGATATACTATACAGTAAATGAAACTACGAGCGTTAATTGCGGTATGCGATATCATAATATAACCTCTGGATCAACCATAACTTGACTAGGTAAAGGATCAGCAGTATCAGTTGAATCAGGTATAATATGGGAAGATTCATGACCAGCCCATTCTGAAATGTCAAGTTCTGCTGGAGCTGATTCTAATTTATCACGTACCATTACTTGTGAAATTAATCCAGGTTTAATACCTTCAATGAATTCATCTATTGAGGTATATCCCATAGATAATGGTTGATATGCAACTGTTTCATACTCATCTATAGGTTTAGCACTATTTTCTGATGCATATTTTAATAACACTGAGTCGCCTTCAGTACCTACAATTTTAATATTTAATGTTGTCATTTTTTTATTTTTCCTTTTAAGCTGCTAGACCTAATCTAGTTCCTGTTACTTCCCAAGTTACAAATGCATTACCTACTATATATTTACCAGCAGCGCCTCCAGCTCTAGGATTAGAGCCGCCTGATCCAGCAGTACCTGCACTTCCTAATGCTCCGCCAGCTCCGCCGTTTCCAGCGCCACTACCTCCGGCCGCTCCACCAGCTCCACCAGCATTTGCTGTACCCGCAGATCCAGCTCCACCATTGTAATTAGCACCAGTTCCGCCAGCACCTCCAGCGCCCGCAAGAATACCAGCACCGCCACCGCCACCACCACCAGCTGTAGTGTATGTGACTGTAGATGACGATTTACCTGATGATACGGTTTGGTTAAATGAACCCCATCCACCAGAACCACCGCCACCACCGCCTCCAGCAATTGTACTGTTATTTATTATAGTAATTGGAACAGAAGTGGAAACTGCAGTTCCGCCTTCGGCACCGGCTACAGCATTGTTAGCTCCATAATTATTCGCAGTTGAACCAGTACCGCCAGCTCCTATTATGGATCCATTATTAATTAATAAAACTTCAGATCCAGTTGGAAAACTGCCAATAGTAAATGCTGGATTTGTGCTATTAACAGATGAAACAGTGACACCACTATTAATTACTGCTTTTACTCTTACTGCATTCGATGGAGAACCAACAAGACTATATAAATTTACGTTTGATGTATTAGAGGTAATATAAACGACTTTGTGTACTAGTTTCCAAGTACCCATATCGTTAAAGTAAACTTCTTGCGGTTCTTTCCATGTACCAGCATCATTGACATATATCTCTTTTGATAATGCCCATGTGCCAGAGTTATTCACATAAACTGGCATTATTAAATCCTATACCAAATATCGCCAGAACTTCCACCTGTTGGGGCAGAAGATGAAATAGTTTTTACTCCTTGAGAATTTACTCCAACACCAGCTGTTACGGGTGTTTGTACATAACCTTGTGTAGCAATAGTTCCAGATTCATTAGGAATTGTTAATGTCCTTGTAGTACCAGTAGCAATATTAGATAATTGAAATGCTAAGATTTTTGTAGTATCAGAATCATCAGTTATAATAAATTTATTATCTCTAAATGTTTGTAGACCAGTCCATACATTCTCTGCGCTCTTTAATCCAGCGCCAATAGTTAATGATCCACCTAATGATACAACATTACCATCAATAGTAATACTGCTATTTGCTAATTTTACATTTGTAACTGCACCATCCTGAATCATTGTTGTGGTAATAGAATCTGCAGAACTAGCACCACCAGTAAGAACTACAGTACCACTTTCATTTGGGAAAGTAATTGTTCTATCTGCAGTTGGATTAACTACTGTAATTGTAGTTTCAAATTCATTGTTTGTTGAACCTTCAAATACTATAGTATCAGCAGTACCTAAATATAGTGGACCAACTAGTTGTGTTGCTGTGATTTGACCGGCAGAAAAATTACCTGCCGCGTCGCGAGCTACTATAGTAGAAGCAGTATTTGCTGTGGATGAACTTAAACCATCTAACAAATCAGCATCTAAACCAGAACCTGTTCCATCTACTGTAATTAATTTTGCAAGAACATCAGCGGCATTATAATCAGTCGCAAGTAATCTAGTAGCTATATCATCGTCTAGATTAGTAAAATTACCATCTATCTCATTATTAGTAAGTGGAGATCCCTTAACTGATCTAAGTGTTAAGCTTGCCATTTGTCATCCCGTCGATAATTGATTCTAACTTATTTATTCTATCCATTAATAAGTCAAGTTTGTCTTCTTTTTCTTTTATTGCTTGTCTAATAGCTCTAGACTTATGCAATTTACTTATATCAGTTTCTAATATAGCACCAGTAGTTGTGTCTCGTACTAATGTTTCATTTTCTACTTTGATTTTCATATTAACTGTCCAATGCAATGATTCTTAAATCTCTTAATCTTGGTGTATTAGCTCTGTTTGAAGATAACATAACGATCTTGATTTGGAACGTATTGAATCTTGGGCTAATAGGATTATTTTGAGGTACACCATAAGCGTCAAATGCTCCGCTTGGGAAGTATCTATGCTCTCTAAAGTCATAATTAGATAATGATGATGGAACTGTAGACTCTAGATTCATTAGTACCCAATTTTCATCAGATATTGGAGTGGTCTTCTCAGTCGGTAGAGTCCTGTAATATATCTTAACATCTGTGCCAGCTGGCTTATTAATATCAACAGTAACTACCAAGTTAGATGCTTCAAATCCAGAAGCAAGATTAATTGGTTTAGAAATATAACGAGCAAGCGCTGTACCACCAGCTTTAATAGCAGCTTCTCCTGATGCATCATTGTTAATGCTATTAAGAGCAGTAACTACTGATAAGCTTGCTGCATCAATAACTGGAGATACAGACGGATTATCGGTTGTTAATGTTGCACGCAATCTTAATGATGGAGTACCACCGATACCTGATGCTGCAGCTAAACGTTTGAGATATGAATAATTAATGTCTTGAAGAACATTGAATGGAGCCCATTCAGTGTCAAACGTTGTATCTTGATTGTATGCTTTAGCTTCCCAAACCACATTTGTTCCAGTAGGCAACACTGATGATACATTTGTATATAGTGTTTGGTAATCAGCCACAGTAGCTGGGTCTTTAATATTAAATTCAGCTGTACCTGTAGATTCAAAATTAGCGCGTCTGATCTTGAACTTAAGGTCTTTATTTTGGTCTGGTTCCCAAGTAGAAGAATTTTGCGAGAAGAACAACGAACCAATATATGGTTGTTTATCAACCTTAGTATTTCCGCCTAAGATTGTTCCACCTATTTGTGATATGTATACTTGATAGTCATTTGACTGAGAAACAAGTACAATTGCATATTCACCAGGTGTTAAATGAATTGGATTTGGAAATCTAAATGTAGTTGCTGGTTGAATAGCATCATTTGTGGAACTTGTACCACCACCTTGAATATTTACTTGTTCTGGATTAAGTATAGATTCAGAGAATGGAATAGTCCTAACAGCTTCGGGATAACCATTAACCGTTCTACGAATTTCCATAGTTACTGGAACGATTGCTGATTTTGACTTAAAGTAAACATCAACTGATGATAGATGGAATCCTTGCGGATTTGCTCTTGGATCAACTAAGAATGTTTGACCAAGCGGATCGTACCAAAAACCAATTTGTGTTACTGTTTTTTGATTTTGTAGAGTCCTTGTAGTAAGAATTGTTTCTTGTTTAGTTTGTAATGTGCCAATAGCGGTATACTTAGTTTCACCAATAGATTCTTGAGCTTCAATATCATTAAGTGAATTGTCAATTAATCTAATAGTTCTTTCACCAGTTTTAAATGTATTAGCTGGGATTTGGAATTGGAATGCAATATTACCATATTCATCTGGAATAAGCGCGTTTCCAAGAACATATGTTGTAACAGCAGTAACTACGCCATAGCCTCCACCAGTTAAACCAACTACATACTTACCAACAGTAATAGTACCTGTATCATCATAAACAGATAGTAAACGTTTTGTAGGATCTGCTGTTAATGTTTGAGAATATAAAGCAGTTTTTGCAGTTCCTGTTTCTGTACCAGTTGACGAACCAGTTCTAAATGATAATGCCTCATGAACACCCTGTTTGTCATCAAATAAAGTACCAGTATGATTTTGAACTTCAATTAATGTTAATGGTTTAACATAAGCTGATATGTTTGTATTTTCAATGAATGGATACAATCTAGCTTTTGGTTTAAATAATCGTGATACACCTAAAACTGTACTTGATCTAATATACGGGACATATTGAATATCAACTACATTTGTTCCCAATGAAGTAGTTTTAGATGCAAGAACGTTTGTAGTGGTAGTTGTTGAAACTGTTGTCCAGGCATTACCTGAGCCAGTTCTGACAATTCTATCAGCTGCATCTTGTATTTGTACATCAACTACTTTATTAACTGCTGGTAGATATTGAGTATCAACCCATTGATCAAAGGATGGTTCAAGCACAATAGAACCAACGAATCGAAGTACATTAAATGGATTAATATTTGCCCAAGTTGTTGATAATGGTTGTTCAATAACTGCAGTTTCTGTATAATCGAGAGTTACTAGATCACCATCTTTCATGGTATTTGTTAATGTTGATGTATTAAACTCACTAAATTGAACTTCAAATGGAGCACGAAGTTCTTGACTGAGAGGATCTATTGCGGCTTTAAAATCTGGATCTGCTGCTTGTGCAATTGAATTTTCATTATAAGTTGCTGCGCCACCGCTCCAATTATTACTACCATTAAACCAAGATGCCCACCAACCCCAGCGTCTTTGCGACCAATTTGATGCTGAAGTAGCAAATATATCTGCTGAAGTGAATGTATCTACAACAAAACCATTTTTAAACTTCTCAAAGTTTGTGGCATCTGGAACAGACGTATCTTTAGCTTGTTTTTCTAATAGAGACAATTGTGTATAGTATTCAAGATTACCAATACGTTTTTCTAAACGGCCAATGTCACGCATCGTGTATCGTTTATTTTCAATGTATTTAATTTGAACATCCTTAACATCAGCTGTATAAGGAGGAATAATAACATTATAGATCGCCATACCATTTGATTCATCAGTTGGTATGATTGGAGATACTGCAGGAATACCTTTTTTAACAACAAATTGTCTATCAGATGTAGCAATGATCTTATCGATACGAGCTAAGTAATATTGATAATCTGCATTAAATGTTCCATCTGGAGAAGGCACTTGACCATTATTTAATGTTGTTGAACCATCAGCACGTCTTGGACGGAAGTCAATACAATCTCTTAGTTCATACACAACACCAGATGAAGGATCTGTAAATTGTGGGATGTCCGCATAATCAATACCATATGAGTCAACTGATAAGAAACCATTGCCTGTGTGAGCAAAGTTTCTATAAACGACTAATAGATAATGTGATGATGTTGGCGCAGTGCCATTGAGAATTAAACCGCCATGATTATAAATTTCAGCACGTTGGCCATTATCAACTATATAGTTTGATGTAACATCTGTATATGTAACTGCTCCCCATGTAAGAGCGCCTGTAGTTGAATTAATAGTCACTGCAGTTGGATTTACTGTTCCAGTATTATAGACACCAGCAACGTCATAGATATCTGATAATCCTAATGTATCTGTACCGCCTGTTGTTGTATTAAGACCACCACCTGAACCAGTACCTAAGATCTTAATTGAATATCCAGATAATGTCTTAGTTCTTTCAGTTTGTGTATTTGCATTAATACCTGCAATAATAGTTACTGTTGCGGCAAAATTTGCATCATTAACATCAAATGTTGCTTGATGTGCTGCACCAGTAACTGGAGTTGCTAATGTAATAGATCTAGATGACGCATTTCGGAATGGAATAACAGAACCAACAGATAAACCAGTTGCGCCAGCATTTGTAATTGCAGTAATTACTGCATGGTAGTATGTATCTTTTTGTGTATCAGATAAAGCACCAGATCCACCAATAAATCTTTCTAATCCGTTTGCTGTTGAGATAGAAGCAGAACCTGATGAGAATGCTACTGATGTAAATGTTCTTTGCATAGCATAATCAGATTGTGTTGCATTTAAACTGTCTCTGATTGTTTTAACATAATCATTAGGAACTTTAAATACTAAACCTGGGCTATCTGCGCCAGAAAGGAATGCATCACCACCTGCTGAACCACCAACTTTTGATAACACATCAATGTTAGCACCAGATGTTGGAGAAGCTGAATTGATAATAATAGACTCTGCATCTTTAAAGAATTTACCAGCATCCATCACTATATCAAATAGATACATCTTATAAATTGCTGAAGTTCCAGGAGTACCTGAAAGCCAATTAATAAATCTAACTTTTGCTGTACCAAGTTTAGTTGTTGAACCTGTTACTGAAGCCCTAGCTACATTATGGATCTCAACAGATGAATATGGAGATGAAGCTGCATTAGTTGAAAATGCGCCAAACATACTTGTCACATAAACAAAATTTCCATATGTTACAGCAACATCAATGTTATCTGCCTGATCAGTATCTCTAGCACGATCTAAAGTAAGAAATTCTTGATTAATAGTACCAAACTCATAACCTTTAACATATGCTTTACCTGGATCTAGAGCTACTGTAAATTTACTTGAATCTCCACCAACCGCTGGTTTAGATGGAAGATTAATTGGAGATGAAACGTCATCAAGGATCTGTATTGGCCAATTTTTAACTGTGTAGTCTCCAGACTCATCATATGTTCTACGAGCTAGCTCTTTACCAATCTCTGAATATACTGTTTTATCTTGATTAACTACTAACGCACCATTGACTACACGTGCGATCTCAATAAAGTTTTGAACTACTTCTGTAGCAGTTCCGTCTCCACTACCTATTCCGGTAGCAGTAAATACTGTTCCAACATTATTATTAGCTGCACCAATAGAAGTCCATATTGTTGTACCTACTGATGTAATAGAATATGTTTTTCCTATTTCAAATGATCCTGCTGTAATCGCATCTATTTCTTTAATAGTTAATGTTAAAGATGCTGAGTAACGGTCTGCTCCTGGAGCAGCAAAGTTTGGAGATCCTTGTGCACGATCTAAAATAGAAGTATCATCATCTGAAGTAATAATTGATTCATTTAAAACTAAACCAATGTTTTTTGATGATGTATTTGAATATTTGTCAACAGCAATAGATTGAGCTTCTAAGTAAATAAACTTGCCATCTACAAAGAATATACCTGAATCTATAGAGAATGCCATGGCATCATTATAATTTTTGCCAACAACCCCAGTTTGCTGATTAGGTAAAATAGTTGCAGTATAAGCGGTACCTGGAGAGGTTACAATATTTTCACCTAAAGTAAATTCAGTACCAGAAATAACCTTAACTAAAAGAGTTTTAGGATCATCAGCAGTTACGTCTGCTACTGATTTAACAATTGCTATAGTACCAGAAGTTTGGCCAGTAATTTTTTTACCTAAAAAGTTACTAAGATTAACTGTAGTGCCAGAAAATGTTGAAGCAATCTTAATAGAAGTAAGTTCACTATCAAATAAACGGGCTCCTCCTGTAACAATAGATCCACTTGTGAATATATGTTTACCAAATCTGTCGATCTGATTTTGGATCTGTGTTTGAAGTTGAGTTAACTCCCTGGCCTGAACAGCATATCCAGGGCGAAATAGAATTCGATGATAATTTTTAGTATCATCAAAGTCATCATAATAGGGATTGGTATTAAAATTAATTGCCATAAATTACTCTTCCAGTTGATTTTATATATTTATATTGTTAGGACCGTTCTTACGGTAATAATTTGTTCTTGTGTAGGAGAATATGGTTCTCTTACTGAGAAGAACAAGAAGTCACCTGAGAACTGGTCAATAGTTCGTTCTGATACACTTGTAACAACTATATTTTGTGCAGTAATTGCCGGAGATGGTATAGAACCTCCATTTGTAGGATCTGTAACTAGCGTATCACCAATATTTATTGTAAAGTTGTTAAATACTGAAACAAGAATTTGTGTATCAGTAAAGTCAACAATACGGTATTTCTTATAGCCATCTTTAGACATTAACATGTCGTATTCTAATCTAGACTTATCAAATGTGCCTGTAATAAGCACACATCCAGATCCAATATCACCAGTAAATCGTCTATTAGAACCAAATTGTTTAAGGTTCCGAACAAGACCAACTTTACGATAGTCATTATTAATTTCAATACCTTGGTTCTTGTCTCGTGATATAGATGTATAGAATACAATTGAGTTTGCATTTAGTTCATCGATAGCATTTGAACCATGTCCACCTAATGGAGACATGATAGCTCTTGCAACGGCTCCTGTAGCACCAGTATTACCTGTAATTACTACATCAGTCCATGTATAACCAGAACCTGGATTAACTATATTAATCTTAGTTACTGATCCTCCAGAACATACTGCTGTTGCTGTTGCTCCAACACCATCACCTAAAATAGATACTGTGGCAGCACCATAACCAGTCCCACCTTCAACCATCTTAATTGCTTCGATAGATCCAGGAACTGCCAACAATTCTACGTTTGCTTGTAATGTATCAACCGTACCAACTGTGAAATCAGGAACAAGAATTGCGCCTGATCCAGAACCAGATGTATCAATAACTTCAATATTTGCATTAGTATATCCTGTACCAGGATTATTAATAACATATCCTACAATCTCGCCACCGGTTCCAAGAACTGATGTTCCTGTAGCTGCCCCAGATGTAAGTGTTAATTTATGAGAAGCTCCAACTCCATCTGTTAGATTAATAGCTGTATTTGATGTAGCATCTCCAGCATTTAATGCTAGACGAATAGTATTTGAATCTACTCTAATAACATAATATGTATTTCCAGAGGTTAAACCTCCAATAGAAGTACCACCACCATTATTGTATATAACAGCATCACCAGTTTCAAATAGATGTCCATTATACGTAATTGATTCAGCAACATCATCAACTGAGGTTGCTCCATTAAATGTAATAAATGGTGCACCTATAGTTACTGCTGGAGCTGCTGTGTATCCACTACCAGGAGAAGTGACGTTAATAAGTGTTACTTTACCACCAGAAATAGATGCTGTTGCTGTGGCAGTTGTGCCAGTTCCTGGTGCTGCAATAGTTACTGAAGGGATCTCTACATATTTAGAACCCTGTAAGCCAAGTATAACATTATAGATACTTCCAATTCCAGGAGATATAACTAAAGATATTTCTGCTTCTGTTTTAACCATAACAGCGGTTAATACTGGATCTGAACCTAAAAATGTTAATGTTGTGGTTCCGTTTGCAACTGCACCTGTAGTATGAGTTGGACCAGATGTTCCTGTAGTTCCAGCTGTAGTTACTTCATAGTATCTACCAGAAAATTTAAGCTTACTTCCTAATGTTACTACAGTTGACGCTACCCAATCTGCGTCTTTAATTATTGGCACAGACGCAGTAATTGTTGGAGCATCTTGATAACCAAATCCACCATCAATTACAGATACTAGACCAACACCAGTACCTGATAGAACGCAACCTGCAGTTGCTGTAGTACCTACATATTTTAATTGAGTTGATCCATTCGTAATAGTTCCTGAAGTATGGATAGGACCAGATGATCCTAGTTTAGTACCAGATACAACAAAATAGAAGTTTGTATCTAATGTGGCTGGATTTAAATGACTAATATAACTACCAAGAGATACATCATTTAAAGAACTCCATGGTATAGCTGAAGGAAATGGAGCCGATACTGTAATTGCTGGTGGTGATACGTAACCTGACCCAGCTGTTGCAGTAGTAATAGAACTTAATAGATATGGATTTTCTTCTTTGTAACCATCTCCAGTAATAACTGCTGTCGTTGTTCCAGGATTATAATTACCTCCACCATTCTCA